TACTTTGTACCAGGTACATACGCACCGCAGTTAGCACAGTTCTTATCACTTTTAGCTTTCTCATACGCTGGTGGTAACTTTGCTGATATTAATGATCCATCAGCATAATTTCTAGGTGCAGAAATTTCTTTAAACGTTTTCATAGACTTGCCACTAAAGTAGCCGCTGATACTGCCCATCTCCACATTACCTCTTCTCTTGCAAGGTCAGAGGCTTGGTAGGCTGCCATTACTTCATGAAGTAGTTCAGATTTATCTTCTGCACTAATAGCACCAGTTTCATAATCACTAACAATACCCATAAGTTCCCGAGCAAGATCACCACGAATGGATTGCTCGTTTACATATTGTACGATTGTATCGTTCATCTGCCACTCCAAGATTCTTTAATAATCTTCATTCTCGTTTTACTTAGCGTTACCCATCTATCGCAAACTAGCTCAGGAGCTTTCTTAGCTTTTTCTAAGTTCTCTAAAATAGCTTTAGTAGAGATTCTTTGAGGATCACCTCTGAATTCTGTATATCTATTTAGCCAGTCAGCTTTCAGTATAGCTGGATCGATACTATCTTTTGACTTACAACTTACTTCTTCAAGATGTTTTTCTAAATCAATATATGTACTAACCATTACAGGGTCATGAGCTCTGGGCCACATTTCCTTAACCTTATCTACTGTTGAACAACCAGATAATAATAAAACAGAAATAAGGATTAATGCTCTCATCTTTTTGCAGTACCTCTATAATTGGCAAGACGTTTCTGCTCAATAGAGCGCATCTTAGGCACCATTCTGGTCGCAATACTAACTTGTATATTCTTCATATTCTTAACTTGTTGCTCTACCCGGTCTTTTTCAGATGCAGATAATGAAGACTTATCTCTACCTCTTAACAGGCGTTGGTAAATAGCACGACGTGCAGCCAATTGAGCTCTCTTCTGAAGTATTGCAGGTGTAGAGGCTCTTCTTAACTTAATACCTTTTGAAGTATTTCTTTTAGTCTTACCTCTTGCAAAACCTTGTCGTCTTTTTAGTCTAGACTGAGCGGATATCTTTTCATCTAATTGCTCTGTCTCTTCCTCAATAAGATCTTCTTGAGGGTACAGGTCAACAATGTCTTCCCAGGTTAATGAGTCAACCATTTCGTTGATATCGCTTTCACTAAACTCTTCTCTTTGTTCTGCAATAAAGTTGGCAAAAGAAGTAACAACAGATTCTTGTTTTTGTGCAGCCCAGACATTATCAACCATGTTAGGGTATTTGCGACCGGCAGCAGCTGCGCGAGCTTTAGCCTTTGCTTTCCATGCTGGGGATAGTTTTTCTTTAGGCTCATCAGCTCTTTCTTTGGCTGAATCCCAGAACTCTTTTGACTCATCCATACCACCGCCACCACCAGGGGCAGAGGCGTAAGGTTCATCTGCTAAAGTAGCATCTTCATCATTAACATAATTACTCATCACCGTAAGATGGTTCTTCATATACTCTTCGTGTTGATCGAGTACACCAAGAGACATAAAAGCTTGATAAGCAATATTATAATGATGAATAAACTCTTTCATCATTACAGCATTAACAGCATTACTCGCTATTGCTTTTTTCTCTATACCGAGGTAGTTATCGGTAGCTATTAAAGCAGTCTTCAATAGCTCGTGCTGAACGTTTTTATCTGTAATCATTTGGTTATGCTTCTTAACATCCAAGCGTGCTTTTCATGAGCCTGAATTCTATCTTGGATATGATTGGATACACCGAACTCACTAGCTTCCTCCGCCTCATTATATGTCTTGATTAACTGAGCTAAGTACTTATCGTTGTCTTGTCTTAACCTTACAAGCATCTCTCTGGCTGAAGGAATATTTTCTTCTTCATCCATTTGTGTTAATGCTTGGAGTCGCGCAATAGATGTTGGTGCATAGGAATCCAAAGTTCTAATTAACTCGGCAATTGAATCCACTGACCCATACACATCTTCATAAAAATTACCTATGAAGTCATGATATTGAGCAAAGTCTGACCCCTCAACATTCCAATGGTACGAATGTGCTTTAAAATAAAGTATGAACGTATCAGCTAATGTGGTTTTAAGTGTCTCTACTAACATATTATAGTCCTACGTATTGTCTAAATTGCATTTGTCTCATGCGTTCGGGCTTGACTGCTATACCGGCAGCAACTTGCTTAACCGCATCCGAGTTTTGTGAAGTAGCTACTGGTGTCTCATGACCTGTTATCTCACCAATGTGTTTACCTGCTCTAATATCTTCAATCATAGACTTAAACTCTTTATATGCCCCCGGGCACTGATCGAGGTTTTTAGTTTGAATACCATCAAATTCAAGCTGACTAACATCTTCAAATAAAGCGCGCTTTTGATCGGCGTTCATTAACAGATATGGAATTCTTGTTGCCTCTAATTGCATAGGTTCTACCTCTACAGACTCTTTTACCTTATTTACTGGGACTACTTTATACACACCACCGGTACCATACTTTGCTGGAACCCAGACAGTCTTTTTAGGGCCTTCATGGGCTTTAACTTTAACCCGTTTAACCATATCTTGGAATTTAGAACCGTAGTCGGCTTCTTTAGCTTCAGACTTGACTTTACTTTCCCCCGGAGTAATACGCTTCATCTCTTTTGTGCCTTCTGGGGTACCCCATTCGAATTTAGAAATCTTTACTTCACCTTGTGAACCAGGTGCTACAGCCTCATGAATACCCATGTGATGTCTTAAATCATGGTACAAAGCATCTTTGTGCTCTGGCTTCATCTTAGAAGGTAGAGCGGCATGAAATTTATTTTTTTTACCTGCCGAGGCATGCTCACGCATTTTAGTACCTGATACACCTGAAGTGCCTTCTGCATCAGGATCTCTTTCACCTGATGAATGTACTTTAATAGATTTAAAATTATAGCTGCCGTGCGCACTCTTTACGCCATTATACTTATGCAGTAATTTATGATACTCTTCTACTCTATCGGAACCAGCGACTACATGTAAATGCTTTACACCTTGTTTTGCCATTGCAGCTGCATGATGCAAAATAGTAGGGTGTTCTTTAGAAGCTGCTTCAATATGAGTACCCGGGAATGCATGTTGTGCATGCTTTACCTTAACATCAGCCGGTAAAGGGTTCTTAGACTTATCTTGAGAATGAGATAGAACTACCTTATGAACGGCATTATGTTCTTTAGCAACTTCATGAACTTTATTAATAACCTGCTCATGCCCAGATGTGGGTGGATTCATACGGCCATACGTAAGTACACCGTGTTTTTCCGGTGCTTCTGTTAAGTAGTCTATAAAGTCCATATGAATTAAGTTAGTTTACGTTTATTTATCTTTCTTTTTACCTAGTGACATATTAATTCGCCAATGCGCTAATTGCTTCTCTCTAGGTGATGCAGAGTCAGAAGATCTAACTTTCTTTAATTGCGTGATGGATTTACCCTTAAGACCGTGTCTTGCCATATCACCTTTATCTTGTGGGTTACGACCGTCTTGAAAGTTCTCTCTAATGTCTTTGAATGTTTTCATCTGGTCCCTATTCCTAAATAGCTATTGACTTTCAGTTGCCTTGCCTGTATAATCCATAAGTGGGCGGTTGAGAATTACCTTGGTCTAGAGGCAAAGTTAGCTCTACTAAACTCTGCTCTATCTACAAACTTAGTTGGTCTGTTATTTCTGATAACGACAAAGCCTTCAGGTTTAGCAGGCTTACCACCAGTGATCTTAGTTGAACCGGGTTCAGGTATCGAATGTTCGAACTTAGGTTTAGCGGACAACGAATGTACTAATTGATCTTTAGCAGCCTGTAGGTGGTGATGCATATCTAAGATCTTCTGAAACTTATCAGAATGTTTATTTACATGGGCTAGATCTTCTTGCATCTTTTCAGTCTTAGTGCCAACAGCCTTTGCAGTCTTAACTTTAGCTATACCCTTAAGGTGTTGATCTCTTAGGTGTTCAGTATAACCATTTACTGATGGCTTAGTACCTTCTCTTACAGTCTTATTAATATAGGTTTTCAAATGTTCTTGATGGCCTTCTATAGCACCGTAATGTTTTTTATCGGTACTGTTAAAGGCTTGTTTAGCTTGCTCCATATGATGATCATACGTATGTGACTGATTCGTATTAAGATCAGCCTTATGAACATCGTCAACAGTACTTATAACATGGACGTCTGGGTGCTTAGGGAAGTGAGAAAGATCGGCACCGTATTGCGCTTTCATTCCTGCCAATGTATTACCTTCGTATGCAGTATGAACGGCTACTCCAAATTTAGAAGTAGCAATCTTCTTTCCTTCAGCAGAACTATGTGCTGCAGAGTACGTAAGCGTGTTTGGTTTGAAGTGATACTTACCACCTTCATTAACAATGTCACCATGTGGGTTGGTTTTAGACTTAATACCTGAGTGCATTACGTCACCCTGATAGACTCCTGTTTTAGGAGTTACTTTAGGTAGATGTTCTAATGCCTGTTTTAACTTCTGAACCAGACCAGGTGCATGACCGTGATTCTTTTCGATATCTTCTGGTGTATAATTTAACTTAGGGTCTTTATTGAACACCGACTTAGATGCAACAAAGAATGCACCTGTCTCAGGATGATGACCAAATACAATTGAAGGTGAACCATCGTACTTTGTAGCAATCTTAGTCTTATTTTTCTTACCGTTAATCTGTTCTTTAACGTCTTCTAAGTTATGATAGGCATGGGCAAAGCCTTCCATACCATCATTAATAACATGATCTTCAGCATGCTCTAAATGGGTTAGTTTTTCTTCTGAAGCTTCAGTAAGATATAAGTTAAATTGCATCATTTATATTTTTGCAAATCTTTTTTAGATAATGCACCAAAGAGTTTAGTAAAGTCATTTTTTTTATCTAGTGAGTAAGGGGAACTTACCTTACCGTTTAACCGACCTTGAGCTCTAATACTACCCGACGCTACATTAGTTTTAACTGCTGCGACATAGGATGAACCCGATCTGCCTAGTCTAAGCTCAACATTAAACTTAGAACTTAATTGCGGGACTGGTAAATTCAAAGGATTACGTTTAAGATAAAATAACCCGGCATTTCCCATTTGAATATAAAAACAATTCTTATGTTCATAGTGATCGTATAAGAAGTCAATATCTGTTTCTATAATAGTATTGAGCGGTACAAGTAATCGAGCTTTAGTAATTGCCTCCCAAGTATCCTTAGATGCTCTAAGAGGTAGACCTGTTACGTCTTTACTTAGCCCAGGTAAGTCATTTTTCTTAGCAAAATTTAAAACATCAACTACGTTTTTCTTTTTAGCATTTAATAACTTAATAATAGTTTTTTCAATATCAGCATCCATTTCTGTTTTAGCTGATTTAAAAAACTTACCTGTTTTAATATCGAAGTTAAAAGAACCACCACCCATTTGAGCTTTGGAGTCTTGTTTAATCTCAATGTTAACAGGTGTACCAAAAATTACTAACTGCAAATCGGGCTCATTTGCAGCAAACGCAGCCGTAGATGTGCCTTGTTTAATTTCAATGTTCGGTAGTAGTTTAATTTGTGGTTTTAAAGTACTCAATACTTTATTTTCGTATGCTACCCCACCTGCTCCTACAGTCATTATAGATCCTTTAAGTTTATTATATTTATCTAATAAAAAACCCCAGCAGAACTGGGGCTTGATAAAGTAGAAAAACTTTAAATAGTACTATCGTGAAAGTCGACTAATCTCTTATCAGTTTTATCGGATATATGAATACCGTGATCTTGCATTTTTGATCTCATATCCGAATAGTTACTTTCTGTAGCGTTGCGACCATGGGTACCTAGACTTGTGGTCTTACCGGTAGAAGAATTATGATGAACGTACTTGATACCCCGATCCTTCACGGCAGCATAGATGTGGTGTGGACCTTCAGATACCAAATGACCGACATCGCTATGCTTAGCTGTGACTCGTTTGGTAACCTCATCATCTTCTTCATTAAGAGTTTGACTTGCTTTAGATGACGTATCACGTGATAAGAATTCTGAAGCTGCTTCAATTAATGATGTTTTCTTTTGTTCCATACTAACTCCGATTGAATATTATGGATTATTTATATTAAATCAGATCTTTAAGTAGTGATTAATGATCTTATCTTTAATCATATCAGGAATACTGAGATAAGGCCATTCTAATTCATAGGGACAACCTAAGGTATCCCACTTACGGTTAACTAAAAAATTACGATACTGTTCAACGTGCTTTTTATCTTCTGGGTTAAAGCGAACACGTTGCCTCTGGACTTGCGCTAGAACGTTCATTCTTTAGTCTCCGTATCGTACTTAACTACGTGAACCATCTTCTCACCCATCCAAGGTGACCCAGATTCGGCCTGGTAATGAGTTCCATCACCATGACCGTCTTCCATGGCTTTATTCATCCTATGAAACTCTTCATAGGTAATTTCTTTAGTAGTTAGAATACGTTCCCCTAGATCCATCTGGCTAAATTGTTCAGCTTCATTCATAGTAACTGTATCACCGGCATGCTCGGCTTCTTTACATTCAATAACGTACCTGGTACGAAACATCTGAATAGCATCTACAACAAATAAAGGCATAACGACTCCATAATAAAATTAAAACCGGTTACGATATCCGGCGTCCCTTAGGAGAGACCGATCAAGTCACATCAGTTAAAAACTGAGCTGCCAGCAGCTGCGTAAGCGGCGGCAATCATACGACGTGAGGGCGTACCCAAACGGTATGCAGTTTTACCATTCTTAGCAGTATTGCTATAGATGGAATAACCTTGTGCACGCAACTCGGAGATACGAGCGGACACAGAGGTTTCAGAAGTACGAAACAAACCTGCCATTTGACCGGCGGTAAATTGACGGCCAGACTTGAGAGTCTTAAGTACTGAGTTTTGCAAAGACATAATATTTCCTTAATATAGAAATGCCCCACCATTTAAAAAGTTACAAGAGCGGTGGTCTCTCTCTCGTAACAGAGAATTAAGCTTCAGCTAGTTCTTTGATTGATTCAAGTTCTAGATCAACTTTTTCCTCTTTCACAGCCTCAATTATAGGCTGTTTCACAGATTTAGTCAACTCTTTCTTTCCCAAAATCTCGATAATATCCGATGCATAAGCAACGAACTGATCTTGATCCAAAAGAAACTGGCATGCTTCTGGTTTGGTCATGGGCCTGGGGAGCTCAATCAAATCGATATCCGTATCACCTTGCTTCTGCAAGTTCTTGATTCGAAGAACCTTATCAGAACAGAAACGAACTTTAATATTACCCTGGTTACGGGAAACACCTGCTACTGTAAACATATCAATACCTTTCATAATATAAAAAAATACTATCAAACGCCTAGGCCTTGGCCTGCCATGAGATAGTTGGTTACCTTGGTAACCATTACATCCTTAGACGTTGCTCGTTCTAACTCGTAGATGAACTTATCTTTGGTTGTACGTTTACCTGAGGACTCTTCAATCAGACTTTTACAAATAACTCGAAAACTTTCAAGCGTTGCTGTCTGATACTGACTAAACAAAAACTTCATACCATCTTCTCCTACTGTATCTTGTTTAACACGAACTCGTGAATTTGTTTGAGTCATAATGTATTCCTTTTGAACATATGTTATTATAACCTATTTCGGTGTTACTGGCAACTTTTGGATAGTCGTTACGTCATAAAAAAAGAGCCTTACGGCTCTTCTTCTAGGTCTTCTGCATCGAGTAAACCTCTATCAATTAATTCTATTACGGTCTCTTCAATACCTTCGTATTTCCCTCTCCAGTAACAGGCGTAACAGGCTATAAGCATGAGGGTGATCTGAATTATGTCTCCCCCTGTTAGAACAACATCGTTCATTTGAACCTTTCAGATTATACAGTAACATGAGGCATCCATTGAAAGGTTTTCTTTAGAAGTCTCTTCTTTATCTTGGACCAATCGTCTCCTTTGTATATTTTTTTATAGTAATTATATGACCAAAGTTTCTTTCTAGTATCAATTGTTCTTAGAATTTCATAGGGGTCTTTTTTAGGATAACAAAATTTAATCTCCATCGCTATATCGTGACCATAAGCATCTATTTCATCAATGTCTGCAAGATATTCTTTTTCTTCCGAAATTGAACCGGTTAAGTTACGGAAATCTATTGCACATGGTTCTCCATCTGTCTCTCTATTTTGCCATTGCAATTCGTGAATTGTTTCGTGCTGGCAAACTTGAGACACAGCGAATTTAAAATCTCTCCAAATTTCATTAGTGAGATTGAATTTTCTTTGTTCTTTAGGGAAGTTGAGGATAATGTATTTAACATCTTCCTCCATGTCGTATAGACCAGATACTGAGAAGTCATCAGGCCCGTAATCATCAAAAGTTTCAAATCTAAATTTAAATGGTATTTCGGCTTTTTTGTAGCCGCGGGTCAGAGTACCGGCGATTTGGTAATAAGTAGGTCGTCCTAAAAGCTTAGATTTCTTATCCTCTAAAACTTGATCAATTGCTGGTGCAAGATACATAGGACCTCCTT